CCGAGTATCGAGCTCGGCGCCAAAGTCGTACTGTCCATGCCGGCCGGGAATGGCCAGTGTCCGATCCACAGTCGCTGGCAGACCCGGACGACGGGAGGTGCCACGGACAATGAATCCCAGGTCAACATTGGATTTGTCGTCAAGCCAAATAGCTTCGTAGGTATTCACGCCCGTACACCTCCCAGACCGCGCTGTGCTTGCGCTGCCATGCTCCAGATTTCCCGCGCCAGCTGCCGGATGTCGTCATCGTTCCGTACGACGATCGTTGCGCCGGCGAACAGCCCGTCCATGTTGATCGTGCTGGATGCGGCAGCTGCAACCCCGCCGCCCGCCACCGCGACACCGGGTGTCGACAGCCCGCTGAGTCCGCCCGTGACGGCCGCGGCCATCTCGGCCGCCTCGCGCCGTACAGCATCAATGCTGCGTTCGAGCCCACGCACGAAACCCTCGCCCGTGTCCTCGCCGAGCCCCATGAGCACCCGAGACGGCGAGCTGATGCCAAGAAGGTTTTTCAACCCGCCAGTCACTTTGTCGGCGATGCTTTTCACGGCGTCGCCGACTTTGCCGATCATATTCCGGATGCCATCCACAAGCCCCTGAATCATGTCCCGGCCGAGGTTTTTGAGCGTCTCTGGCAGTCCACGAATCCAGTCGATGGCTCGCTGGATGCCATCTCTGATCGAGTTCCAGATGCTCTCGGCAGTGGATTTGATGCCGTTCCAGATGTTGTTCAATCTGGAGCGGATGTCGTTCCACGCCTGCTGCGTCCGGTCCGAGATTCGGCGCCAGGCGTCGCTGAAAAACTGCGAAACCCGATCCCAAAGGTCCCGGAAAAACGCTTTGATCTGATCCCAGTTTTCGATGACCAGATACACGGCAGCCGCAAGTGCGGCAATAGCTGCAATAACTAGCCCGATCGGTCCTGTCATCGCGGAAAAGGCCGCGGACAGCCCCTTTGCCGCCGTCGCGGCCAAATTTTTACCCGCAGACAGCTTTCCAAGGGAAGTCGTGAGTGCGCTGATCGTAGTTGTGAGTGTGCCGAAAAGCGAGATCATTTTACCGACCACCAATAGCACCGGTCCAATCGCGGCGGCCAGTCCGGCGAGAACAAGGATTGTCTTCTGGACGCCCTCGGGGAGGTTTGTAAACCACTCCACGAGACGAGTAATCCACCCGACGAGATCCTCGAGAAGCGGGATGAGATTATTCACCGCGCCGAAAAACTGCCCGGCGAGCGGCTCAAGCGCCAGAAGGAGGTTATTCTTGAGCTGTGCGAACCCCTCCGCCCAATCCTTCGTTTCCTCCGCAACACCCAGAATCGTCTCCTGGCTGCCGGTGAGCTCCGCCAGCAGCGCGCTGTATTCCAGTTTTCCTTCGCGGATCGCGCTGGCCAGCGCCGGGCCTGCGCGGGTGCCGAATATCTCTAACGCCCGCTGCGTTCCTTCGAGATCGGACGGAGCGCTTCGGATCTCCTCAAACAGGGTCTGAATCGCTTCGTTTGCGTCCGTGATGCCCTCTTTGGCCAAGCTGGCCACAGCCCGGGTCAGCCCCGCAAGCGTCTGCTCGACGTCGACGCCCGCTTTGTCCAGCTGGCCCATGAGCACGGCTGCGTCGTCAAAATCGAGTCCCAACTGTTTCAGCGCCGGGGCGAATTTGGTCATATTCGACTCGAGCCGCTCGATGCCGATCCCGGTCGATTGCGATACGAGGAAAATGTGGTCAAGCGCTTTGCCATACTCTTCTGCCGGCAAATTGAATGCCTGAAAGACTTGCGACGTTTCTTCGATCGTTTTGCTCAGGTCTCCGCCGGTGATCCGAACCAGCTCCAGCGTCTGTGCGGAAAGCTCCCGGAGCGCCTCACCGGAGAGGCCCAGCCGGGTGTTGTAGTCGGCGATGGCCGTCGAAATGTCATCGAACGACGCCGGAACCTCGCGGGCCACCGCGCGGAAATCTTCGAGCAGTCCCTCCAGCGCCTCGCCGGTCGCCCCGGTGCCGATCCGAATCTTGTCGAAGGCATCGTCAAATTGCGCCCCGACCGCGACCAACCCGGCGCCGGCGGCGGCCAAGGGCGCGGTGACGAATTTGCTGAGCTTTTCGCCCGCCTCGGACACGTTTTCGCCGGCCTTTTTCATCTTTTCGCCGGCTTCCTGCATCCGCTCGCCGAGCGTTTTGGCGGCCGGCTCCATCTCCTTGAGCTGCTTCTCGAGACTCCGCAGCTCCTGCTCGGTTTTCACAACCTCCCGCTGGAAGGCCCTGTACTGCCCTTCGCTGATCTCGCCGCGGGCAAATTGTTCGTTCACCTGCTGTTGGGCCGTCCGCAGGCGGTTGAGCTTTTCCCGGGTGTTTTCGATGGCCTCATTGAGCAGTTGCTGTTTTTGAGCCAAAAGCTCTGTATTTTTAGGGTCGAGCTTGAGCAGTTTTTCTACCTGCTTCAGCTCGGATTGGATGTCCCTTGCTCTCTTGTTTACGTCCGAAAGGGCTTTCGACAGCCCGGTTGTCTCCGCGCCGATGACAACGGTTATTCCGCGAATCGTCTCCGCCATGACCGTCTACTCACCCCCGGAAAAATCGGTCAATGTCCTCTTGCGTCGCCATACGCGGCTCGTCAGGATCGTCGCCCATATAGGCATAGGCGATATCGAAAAAGTCATGCATCGTCAAAAGATCGAGCTCCTGCAGGGAAAGCCCGATCCGTTTCGCGGATGAAATGATGTTTGCGTCGGTCCGATCGCACCGACTGGGCGACTCATCCCTTTGCCGCCGGTGCCACGGTCTTTCGGTCACGAAAAAAGGCCCGCTGGACCTCCTCGAAAACGGCCTGCAGCAGGTCAGTGTCGAAAATGTTGAGCTCCTCGTTTTCGGCCAACCAGGTCTCAAATCCCGGGAATTTTCCGCCCGGGCCGGCGTCCGTTCGCGCGAGCGTCCAGATGAGGCGCAGGATGGCCACCGTGTCGAGGCCAGCCAAATTCAGCTTTTCCGCATCCACTTGCCCGGACTGGAGCGTCTCAAGTCCGGTCAGAGCGGTCAGCATGCCGACAAGGTCGCCGAGGAGATCCCGGCCGAACGCCTGCTGGTAATAGAGGAGGCTCAGAGGAGAGCCCCTGAGCCTCAGCGTCTTGTCACCGACCGTGACTTCGCGCATCATTCATCCTCTCCAAAGTCCGGGACATAGACGGCGCTGAAAAAGTTGTTGAATTCCGTCTGGTTGGTATCGCTCAGTTCCATCTCGCCCCGGACGATCATTCGGCCGCCGATCTCGATTGGGCTGATCGTCAGGTTGAGTACGTCCGTTGCCGGCGTGATCGACTCGGCCTTCGTCGTCCGTTCCTTCGCCGGACGGGACGCCACGCAGTCGTAGAATACGAATCGGCGGTTGCGCTTGTCGCCCTGAATTTGAGCCATCAGGGCGAAATGCTTCGGGATCGCATCAGAGACTTCGATCAGCGCGCCGTTTTCATCGATTTCCCAGCCGAGCATCTCCGCGAGGATCGCGTCCGGCACGTTCGCCATCTCCAGCTCCGCCGTGTAGCCGTTGTTCGCGGTATACGAAAAGTACAAGGTGTTGTCGGCGTAAAAGTTGGTCGATTCGCCGACCGCCGTTGGCGTGAACCGCACCGCGCCCGGAATCGGGATCGGAGTTTCCCATGCCGGCTGTGTCGGGCTCGTCTCATCGAAAAAGGCGACGTGTACCTTCTCAAGCCCGAATGTCACTTTGTTTTGGCTCACCGTTTCACCCTCCTACGAGTTGGATTTCATAGATGACCTGAAACAGCTTTTCGCTGTCGATCCAGGTCTCGGTCTTCGTATACGGCAGCCCAAGCTCCTTGAGCTTGTCCTGCACCTTCGCCTCCGCCGCTGGGTTCTTCGCGTCCGTGTACAATTCCACAGCAAAGTTGCTGATCTCGGCATAATTTTGACCATCAGCCATGAGATCGGAGCTCTGAACGAAACGATACGTAATAAACGGCGGAGACGGCGCCGGGTTCTGCGGCGTGCTGACAAAATGCGAATAAGCGACCGGATACCCGATCGCCTTCAATGCTTGATATAGTTCCGCCTGCGCCATGCCGCATCACCCGCCATCCCGGATGATCTGCCGGACGCGGTCCTCGAACTGTTTGATGTGCTTTTCCGCAACCGGGCGGATATGCGGCTTTCCTTCGACACGCCCGCCGCCGCGCTTGGCATGGCCGTCTTCGAGCAGGTGGGCGAGCCATGGTTTGTTTTTATTGTGGACAGTGTATTGCACGTCGCCTTCCCCGCCCTCCTTCCGCCGCGTCCAGCCTTTCGCGTATTCACCGGTCCGGCGCGGTGACTTTTCCCGCAGATCCTTCACGATCTCGCCGGATGTCCGATCGGCCTCAGCCGCGATGGCGACGGAAACGTCCTCGGTGTACTCCTTCACGGCCAGCGTGATTTCGGCGGCGAGGTTGTCGATGTTGATGCTAGCCATTGCCGATCACCCTTTCGGCCGTCAGCTCGATTTCCTCCGTGCCGGTCTGGTATGTCCGGATCACGCGATACCGAACGCCCTCATATTCGACAACCCGCTCGCCGTTGTACTCGTAAGCGTGAACCGTGAAGACGTATTCCGGCCGCAATCCGTCGGCATATCCGCTGTAAAATTCCGTTCGGCCAGCCGACTTGACCGAGCACAGGATCGTCGTCCGCATCTCGACCGGCTTTTGGTTTCCGATCTCGTCCTCTTCGATCTGCTGGCCGATCAGTGTCAGCTCGTGGTCATACGTCACCGGCACCACCGCCCGCCGAAATGATCAGGTTATGAAGCCGGTACTGAAGATGCCGCGGCATGTCCCCCGGTGCATCGCGGGACTGGTAGCGCCACGTGGCGTAGTCGACGACAAACATCAGGTGATGAGCGTCGTCGGCATTCAACGCGATGCCCTTCTCCTTCGTGAGCTCGTCGATCACGCCGGAAATGATGGCGGCCAGGTATGTGTCCCTGACCGCCGTCGTGATGCCAAGTCGCGCTTTAACGAGCGCAAGGATCTGTGTCTGGTCCATTTAGACCGCCGCCCGATTAGGACTTCGTGACAACGACGTTGTAGACGACGGTCGTCGTTCCGAACTTGACCGTGATGGTCACGTCATTGTCGCCGCTGTCCCAGGTGAGGGTGTCGCCGCTGTTGTGGTCCCCACCTTTGTGCGTGATCTTGACCGATGCGCCGGACTTGACAGGCGTTGCCGTCACCGTGTTGCTTGCGTCGGTCGTCGTGCAGGTGTAGTTCAGCGTGGCCGGGTCGAACGACGGAGACAGCGTCTTGTTGCCGATCTTGAGCTCTTTCAGGTACGCATCCTGCGGATTCGCCGTGTCTGGAGCGAACGGGATCGTGGTCGTCGGGTCTTGATTGTTGATGTTGACAACGACGAACGCTTCGCCGAAAATCGGCTTGCCGTCATACCGGGCCGTACCCTTGAACACCGTCTGATCTTCAATGAACCGGACATGCTCGGACCGCGCGAACGTGCCGCCCTTGCGCTCGACGAGGCGATACAACTCGCCATATCCGCCAATGATGTCGTTGTCCGGAATGAAGTCCAGTTCGATGATATCGCCGCCGACGACAGGCATCGTGTTGTTGACGCCTGCGACGATGGCGCCGGCAGCGTTGAACACGACGGCCTTCGACATGAGGACCGCCTTCGTCTTGCGGTTCATCGCCCACCAGAGCTGACCCGTCGTCGTGTAGTTGGCGCGCGGGATGCTGCCCAGCTTGAGCACAAGCTCGCTGAAAAATTCCTGTTCGGTCTTGCCGGACGGATTGATCTTGACGATGTGCGAGGAGTGGAGATCCGTCCAATCCGGTGCGTGCGGACCCCAGTCATCCGGCTTGGACGTTTGCGCGAGCCGCGTCACGATACCGAGCGGCATCTTCTTGCCCGTGCCGTACAGGATCGCCTTGTCCAGCGCGAAACCGATCGCCTGGGAGATGTTGTCCAGGATGATCTCGGCCAGATTCTCGTCGGAATCCTCCAGGTCCGAATTGTGGACCGGGATGAAACCGCCGACCTTGTATCCGTCGACCTCAATCTGATTGAAGACGATCGCAAGCTCATTCAGCTTGCCGTGCGCCTCCATCCAGATGCCCTCCGGGATCGCGCCGAGGATGTTCTGGCGGCTCGTCCCGCGCAGCCGGCGAAGCCGTACACGGTTCACCAGTTTGCTGTACCGATCCAGATTGTCCCGGATCAGCTCCAGCAGGATGTCCGGGATCGTCAGTTCCGCGCCGGAGACGCTTCGGATCTGCGATTGGCCGGCCAGCTCACGGGCGCGCTCCAGGAACTCGCGGACATCGTCACGCTTGACGAGTTGGGAGCGCTCTTGTCTCGACAGGTTGCGGAAAATGCTCATTTTGCTTTCACCTCTGTACTCGAATTGTTGTACCGGCTGCTGCGCCGGAGGTTCAGCCGACCGTTGATTTTCAGCCGGCGGTTTCGCGTTGAGCTGCTCGAGCTCGGCCTCGAGCTCGGCGATCTCGCCCTGCAGCTTCGACTTCTTCTGCTCGAGCTCGCCCTTCTGCGCCTCGAGTTTCCCGACTTCCTCTTCCACAACAGCCAGTTCCTCGTCGGTCTGGGCTTCCGTGGCGGCCGCTTCCAACGTTTCGCTGCGCTTTTGCAGCTCCTCTTCCTGGATCAGGAGTTCAGCCAACGCGTTCTTGCGCTGCTCAATCTTCTTGCTGATCAGCAATTGCCTGAGTGCCAATGTTTCTCACCCTTTCGATGATTTTTTGTCGCCGCGCCTCAAGGAGACGGGCGCGGTGTTCTTCGACTTGCTTCCGTCGGGCCTGCACCCCGGTGTCCTCGTAGGCCGGGAAGGTGACGACGCTGACCTCGTGGAGGTCGACCTCCTGGATGGTCCACTTCACAGTACCATCCTCGCGCCACTCCGTGTCCTCACGAACAATGTTAAACCCGAACGAGCACTGATCCACGTCCCCGCGCTTTACGCGCTCGTAGAGGTTCATGGCATCCGTGTCATTCGGGTTGATCTTGATCCGGCCCCACAGCCCATAGCTGTCTTCGCGGAGCTCCAGCGTCCCGGCTTTGTTCCGGCCGAGCACCAGACGTGTCTCGTGGTTGATCAGCGCGCGGATGTCGTTCGAAAGTGTGTTGGAAAACGCCCCCGGCACGATCTCCTCGTAAGCGCCCGGCCACAGCTCCGTCTCTCGGCCAAACACCGCGAAATAGCCCTCGATCACCAGCTCGTCGTCGCCTTCAGCCCGAGTTTTCAGTTCGGTCCGGAGACTCCGCGTCTGCCGCTGCTCCCTGCTCATCCGTCATCACCTCCCTGCTGGAGTTTGGATTGATCACCGATCATGCCGCGAGGGATGTAGTTTTCGAGGATAACGAGCTCATCGAGCCCCTCACGTGGCGACAACCCGACCCAATCGCGGACCTCGTTGCCGTCCATCAGGCCGCGGACGAACATTTCCATGCCGATCCGGGACAGTTCGCCGAGATCATAGGCGTACAGGCTGCGGGCGGAGAGTCGGAAATAAAGGTCCGGCGCGTACAGGATCTTGCTCGTGAGCTCTTGGCCGATGATGGTTCCAATGGAGGCGATTCTCGTCCGAATGAAGTTGTTCATTTCATCCTTGCGGAATTCACCCACGCCAACGAAAAACGGCGGCACGCCGAGCATGGCCGCCACCGTTCGCTTGTCGATCTGGACGGATTCATGGATCGCGATATCCTGCAGGCTGAGCGGCTTCACCGTCTCGACCCGAATGATTCCTTCGGGCAAGATCCACGGCTTTCCGCTCTTTCCGCTGCCGATGTACCGCTCGATCAGTTTGTCGCGCTCTTCCTCGCTTGCGAACTGATCCGTCGCGGCATCGACCATGACAATGACCGACGGTCGCCACTTGTCGCCCATGAAGGCATTCTTCGTCTTCGCCGCCTGCGCGAGGTTCGCCACGACATCTTTGAGGATCAGCCGATATCCGCGACCGCGCCACGGCTCTTGTGGGTCCGGGTTGATCTTGAAGTGCAGTACCTCGTCGTGATTGTAGGTGCGGCCGTTGATCATGACCTGATAGCCAGTCGCCAACCCGATCGCGTTCTGTTTCGGCGGCAGGATCGTCGCCACGTGCGACGGAATTGGAATGAGCTCCTCAAGATACCCATCCGCACTGAACAACGGAAACACAAAGGCGTTTCCGTCACCTTCCAGCAGCATCGTGTGCACGATGTGATACAGCCACGCCTTTCGTGTCATGAGACTGTATGGCTCAATGTCCACCTTCCGCGAGAGCTCGTTCTGCACCCGCTCGTGCCCACCTTCGACGTTGCGCATGAGGTGGATGGTCATATTGCTGACCATATCCGCAATCCGGTCAACAGCCATCCGGACTTCCGGACACTCGGAGAGTCGCACGTACCCGGCCGGCAGCGTCAGGTCATCACCTCTGAGCCAGTATCCGAGCAGCCCCTCGCTGCTTCGCTTCTCGGTCGGCTGCCTCGCCCGTTGCCGCTGTCGTTTGCTCAAGCACTCTCACCACCTTTACCGCCTTTCAGCCAGTTTTCTTGCGCCTTCGCCTGGTCGGTGTCTTCCAGGTATCGCACGCAGGACATAACCGACACATCGAAAAGGTCGATCCGTCGGTTCTCGCCAATCTTCTCGTACTCGATCGAATCGTCCGCCCGTTCGATGCCACGTACATTCTGCACGCAATACTCGTAGGCGTCTGAATGCAAATAATAGAGCTTCCCGGATTTCGCCTTTTGCTCAATCCTGCGGAAGCCCATCGAGCGACGCCAATAAGTTTGCGGCTCGTCCACCAGTTTGAATCCGGCTTTTTTCGCTTCGCGAAAAAATTCATGTGAAAAACGCCGGTCGAATCCGATTTGCTTGATTTTGAATCCCATTCGACGCATCTTCACAAACCACTTTACGATCTCGGGGTGATTCGTAACCGGCGTGTTGGTCATCGTTAACCAGCCGTCTTCCTGCCAGCCAAACAGCGGAATGCCGTCTTCCTCGGCCTTTTCCGTCGCCCGCACGATCGGGAACCAGCCATGCGTGATGACAATCGCAACGTCCTGATATTCTCCATACAGACCGGCCGCCGAAAGGTCGTGCAACTTTGCCAGATCGGCGCCGCCGTACCAGTTGATCGGCAATTTCGCGAGATCCTCCAATGTCCAGTTGTATTTCCGGTCGCTGACTCGAAATTCGTGGATGTCGAAATACGCGTTCATCGCGGCCGTGTAGACGTTGAGCGACTTCGCCAGAAAATCCTTCCGCTGCTGCGGGTCGTTCTGGGCCTGCAGCGCGTCGTTCAGAATGTCCTCCGGTCGGATCGTCACGCCGTAGTTCGGGTTCGCTTTCTCATGCTGCACCGGGTCCGTGTAGTCGACGTTCCCGCGTTCATCCTCGTCAGCCTTCGCGATATAGACAAAATACTGCTCGTCCCGCACGGTTTTGTCCAGAATCTTCTTGCAGTATTGCAAGCGCTGGTAGCAGAACGACGACATATCGTCGCCGGCCGTCGTGATGCCGATCATGAGCTTGTTGGTGTACGCCTTCATGGCCTCTTTGATGATGTTGTACTGCTTCGGCCGGGTGTAGGCGTGTAGCTCGTCTGCGATCGCGATGTTGCAGTTGAGCGAGTCCTGCCGGTCCGGATTCGCGGCCAGCGCTTCGATGTAGATCGAACCGTCGCCCAGGTCGCCGGAGATCGAGTGCTCCTGGTTATTGTTCAGGATCCGGAAATTCTCCTCTTCACCCATCCTTTTGAGGTTGAAGAGGATGAACTCGAACGCCTGTTTCGACTGCTTGAGCGCGTGCGCCGTGATGTAGATCGTGGCTCCGGACTTGCGGCTGAGCAGCGCGAGCGCCCACGCAAGCGCGGCGACCAGTCTCGTTTTCCCGTTTTTCCTGGGAATAAAAATAAACGCCTCTTTGTAGCGGCGTTCGTTCGTCCCTGCCTTCCAGAAACCGAGCAAGTTGTAGATGATGAACTTCTGCCACGGCTCAAGAAGAAACGGTTTCCCACGGAGCGGCGTCCCGTCGAGCGCCTCGCCCTTGTCGTGGACAAAGGTTCGCTCAATAATTTGGATGACGAATTCAGGGTCCTTCGTGCGCAGCTCGTATTCCGGATTCTCAAGGTCGTCCAGAAACCGCTGCGCGGCCTGCACCAACTCCTTGCCGGCGATCTTCCTTCCCTCGACGATGCTCCTGGCGTACTCCAGAACAACGTCAAGGTTCTTCGCGTCACTCAAGGGCCTTCAGCGCTGCTGCCAGCGCGGACTGCTTCTTCGTCTCGATGGTGATGCCGTCTATGGTCTTCGGATTCAGGCACAGCCTGTCCGCGTACGCCAGTATGTCTTTCCGGAGAGACTCGAGCGTGGCGACGATCGGCGCCTTCTTGCTCCCGCCATCCGCGGTCGGCACCTCGAACGGGTAGCCCTGAGCCGCGAACCGTTCGGACAGCGCGGCGTACTGCTCCCGCAGCTCCGCGTAGATCTCGATGATCGGATCGAACTCTTTCTTGTACGTCCCCAGCTCCTTCATCGCCCGGATCGTCGCTCGCTTGATCGCCGCTTTCGTCTGCTTCGCCATCGTCTCTCACCTCCCGGAAAATGTTCCCCAGTACCCGCACTATTGGAAATGT